CACAGATTGGTCGCTGTTCTCTCACCTCTATTTCTGTGGATTACACACCAAACTCCATCTACAGTTCGTTTCAAGACAATTCTCCAACGGCAATTACTTTCTCGCTTCAGTTCACTGAAATGGGACTGCTGACCCGTGAAGCAATAGATAAGGGCTACTGATGTACTTTTCTAAATTCCCACTACTACAGTATCCTGTCAAGGACGGAACCGCCTTCCGTTATGTGTATGTGCGAAATCTGCTGCGGCGGGTTGCGTTGAGCGAAGACTTGAAGAGCGGGGAGTCTGCGTTTTTGGAGTACAACATCAAGGACGGAGAACGCCCCGAACACATCGCAGAGCGCGTATACGGAGATCCTGCGTACCACTGGTTGATTCTACTAACAAACGACATTATTGATCCGTATCACGGGTGGTACAAATCGGGCTTGGCACTAGAAGACTACATTCAAAAGAAATACGGTGGCTACACTGTCTACATCAGCACCACATCCGATTCTTTCTTTTACAACTCCGCAGTTGGCAGTGGCTCTACTTTTTCACAGGGCGGAAAGTCGGTGGCAATTGTGGACTATTCGCCTGAACTCTGCAAACTCACTGTGCTTGGAACGGATATTGCTGAAGGAGCCGCAACGATTGGAGTCTCTGGTGGAACTAGTTACTCTGTTTATGTCCACCGTGTAGACCCGTCTTTTACTGCCGTGCATCACTTTCAGATTCCTTATTCAAGTGGGCTGTGCGGAGCCTCCACCGAGTTCACTGTTGACCCATTGAGTCAGCAGACAGGCAGTTACTCTGTGGTGGGTGGTGTGGTTGGTCATACGGAAAATGAGTATCCCGCAACAATCACCGATGGTAAACAATATGCAGGATCGGGAACTGTAGACTTATGGGAAACTTATATTGGTCGTTACATGGGAATTTCTGGCGCACAGTTAAACACCTATGCGGTATCTAATTACACCTACGAGTTCACGGAAAATGATGCAAAGCGAACCATCAAGGTTCTGCATCCGCGTTTCAAGAAGACTGCCCTGAACGAACTTGAATCTCTGCTGAGGGTCTAATGATGGCAGACGAATCAGGATACGGAAACAACAACATGAAGGCGGGAGACTACAAACTAGAAAAGTTTGTTCTCCATTCAATGGTCAATGGAAGCAGTGTTGATCTCTCTAATCTGTATCGCTACATTGAAATTTATGAAGACCTGTTCTCTCCGTACATCACGGCTAAACTGCATATCGAAGACGCTTTCAACTTTCCCGAGCGGTTTCCCATCAGTGGACAGGAAAAGATTGAACTCACCTTCAAGTCAGACATCAATGCACTAAAGCCCGTAGAGTTGGTGTTTCGTGTCTACAAGTTGGACACCCATGAGATTTCAGACACAGGAAAAACACAGCAGTATGTGCTGCATCTGATGAGTGAGGGCGGATATTTTAACTTCTCTGAAGTGTGTGGATATTCCGTTCGTGGTACTGTATCTAAAATGGTAGAGACTATATTTGCAAAACACTTTCCTCAATCGGTATGGAAAGACAAATTGGAAATCGAGAAGACGGCGGACAACTACTCGTTTGTTCTGCCTAATTCATACACACCTTTCAAGGCTATCAACTGGTTGAGTGGCAAGGCTTTTTCCAAGACAGGAAAGGACTATACGCCTTTCATGTTCTATGAAACACTAGACGGACACAAGTTCAAGAGTCTTGGAAGGCTTATTGAAGACGGGGGTTCAAATGTCACAAAGTACATCTATACTCCTGCAAACATGGCACAACTACCAGGTGACAATGACAACATGGGATTCCAAACCGTTTTGCCGTCCCGATACCACCGAATTCAGAAACTAGAAGAGTTGGGTAGATTCGATATGGCGGCAAACATTATGAACGGCGTGGTGTCGTCTCGTCTGGTTGTGCATGACTTGGTGCGTAAGGAGCAGCGGGTATCTGAATTCTTTGAAGCAGATATATTCCAAGACATGAAGAAACTTGGAACTGAACCACATTTCCGCACATCCGATCCTGAATCAGACAGACTATACAAGAAGGGTGCTGCATATGTTTACTTGCCGTCTACCCCATATACCGCGTACACATCAGCCAACTCACTGATTGACAACACACAGGTGGAGTCTCTGTTTCTGAAGCGCAAGTACCACATGAACACTTTCCTCACGCAGAAGATCGTGATTCAGATATTTGGAGACAGCAGGCGGCGTGTGGGCGATCTTGTGGATATCAGTGTTCCAAAAATACAGTCGGACTCGCATATACAGTACGACAAACAGGACGCAAACTTGAGTGGTGAGTATATGGTTACAAGCATCAAACATAGATTTGCAAAAGTATACAGTTGTAAACTTGAACTTTCACGGAACTGCATGGGGGTGTAATGAGAGGATTCTTAGGACGAGAAGGATTTGTGTGGTGGCATGGTGTTGTTGAAGACAACGCCGATCCGCTGTTCCTTGGACGATGCCGCGTCCGCATTTTTGGTTTCCACGGAGAAGACAAGGGCGAACTCCCTACTGGTGCTTTGCCTTGGGCGTATCCCATGCAGCCACTGACTTCTGCCGCTCTTTCGGGAATTGGTGTCTCACCCACGGGTCTTCTTGTTGGTTCCCATGTGTTTGGCTTTTTCCGCGATGGTGAAGAAGCACAAGACCCCGTGATGATTGGGTCGTTTGGTGGAGTCCCCACCAAGCAGGCAGACACATCCAAAGGATTTAATGATCCAACAGGAACCTACCCTGCAAAACCTTCTGATGTCAACGCAAACCTGTTCCCGCTTGGTGTGTCTGTGATTGGTGAACAGGACACTAATCGGCTTGCACGAAACAATAACGCAGATCAGATGAAGTCTACTGTGGCTGCGTACAAGGCGGGATCATTAACCGCCAATATTCCAAGCACTCCCGACATACAAGGCGGTTCAAAGTGGAGCGAACCTGCTACTCCATATGCTGCGAAGTATCCAAAAAATCATGTGCGGTACACCGAAAGCGGTCATGTAGAGGAGTTTGACGACACGCCTGGTGCGGAGCGAATTCATCAGTTCCACAACTCAGGCACATTTACGGAAGTGGGCAATGGATGGACACAGAATCCTGACGGCACTCGGGTGCAGCGCATCATGGGCGATGACTATGAGATTGTCCACGGCAACAAGAAGGTGTACATTAAAGGCAGCGAAGGACTCAATTTGGTGTTGGATGGAGCCATCAACCTGACCATCAACGGCGGTGGAAATATTCAGATCAACGGCGACACCAATATTCTCGCAAGCAGCGATGTGAATCTTCAGATTGAGGGCAGTCTGAAGGCTTCAGGCAAGACCATTGAATTCTACGCAGACGGCGACATCGGATTCTCAGGGCGCACCATTTCGTTCATCACGGACAGCAATATCATGGTGATGCAGCAGGGCAAGCGCATTGAAGTGAATTCAGGTGAGGCAGTACTCAAGCCCAAGCGCGTTGATGTGAAGGGTGGTGGCTGATGCTGTATCGCGGCTTTCACCGAAAGTATGTTGAAGGCACATCGCAGTACGCGGTTTATGTGTACGGTGATGTGGTCAAGCGGGACGGCAAGTTCTATGTGTGCGGAATCACGCAGACATCAGGCTATCTTCCCGAAGACGCGGCTTCAGGCTTTGACCTGTTGTCGTATTACATTGACCCGTCTCCCAATGACAACATTGACGGAGGGCAGTTCTAATGGCTGGTTCTCAGGTTTGCCTAGCCAATCTAGATACAGCAGGGGGAATCATTCTAGAAGGAAACCCCTACTTTTTCGTTGATGGTTTTCCTGTTTCCGTTGAAGGAAATCCCGTAGAAGATCACGGCATAAACGAACACGATAATGCCGTGATGGTAGAGGGAAATCCAAATTTTGTGATTGGTGGCATTCCTGTCTGCACGATTATGAGCAAGGCTAGTTGCGGCGACCAACCTGTAAGTTCAAGTACTTTTTTTGTGGGGTAAACAATGGCAGATCAACCGTGTCCATGCAAGCAGAAACTGACAGAAGGTCAAAAAGGTGTCTTTAACTTTGGCTTGGACGATGCCAAGTCTATGCTACAGAATCCTAATGCTGCCGCTATTAATGCAGTCCGAAAACTGGGTGGAGCAAATAGTGCGCGTATTGAAAGTTTGATTGCAGCCGCAAATGTTACTGGTCCAGGTGGTGTGCAGAATGTTCTGTTTACCGCTCTTCCATCTTTGCAGAAGATGCAGGCTTCCATCACCAAACAAACTGGTATAGTAAACGCTTTTGAGAATGAATGCAATCGGTTTACAAATCCTCGAAATCTAACCAGTATCATTAGTTCTTTGAGTCTATTTGCAGAATTGAACTGCGCTCTTGGTATTGAAGGTCTTGATATCAATGTTGGACTGAATGTGGTGAACAACAATGGACAGTTCTCGATTGATTACGCAGTCAATGCAAACATCAATTTGCAGAAGATACTAGACAAATACGGAGATGGTTTGGGAACCGCTACCGCCAATATGGTAAGCGATCTACAGGCTGGATTGAATGATGTTTTTGGAAAAATGGATGAAGCCAACAATGCACTCAACAAGATAATGGCAGAATCGAATGCAATGCAGCAGAAGGCAGCGGCTTTCATTGCAAAATACACAAGCATCAATTCTCTCGCAAATCTGGTTAATCAGGCAAGCACAGATCCCTGTTTTAAGTTGGGTGCAACACTGAATGGTAGTTTGGTTAGTTCTGAATTTTTGAATACTGTCAGTAATGCGGGTTTTGGCGGTGCGGGAGGAGGCACGAGCATTCGATGAGCAGCGTATCTGAATATTTTACAACCATCAAGGACAACTTGCAATCCGTAGGTGAGGCGGTTGGAGTTTTTGCCGTTGGATTGGCTATTGGTGTGGTTGGTGCTTTCCGAAAGAAACGCATCACGATCAAAAGCCCCATACAGTTCAAAGAGCAGAAGTTTATACAGCGGCACAGTCAGATCCATGAACTGCTCACCGAACTTCGGGTTACCGTTCGTGCTTCTCGCTGCCTTGTCTTTCAGTTTCACAACGGCGGCTCGTTTGCAGACGGAACCTCCATCAAGCGATTCTCGGTGACCCATGAATCGTGCGTATCAGGAACCACAAGCATGATTCTTGAATCGCAAGATGTGCTGCTGACTCGGTATGTGGATGTGATCCGTATCATGGATGAAACGGCTAGCAAGATTATATCGGTGAGCAGCCTGCCGCCGTCAGCATTCCGTTCTGGACTTGAGATAAATAGCGTGGAGTACTTCAGTATTACTCCTTTGCGATGCATGGACGGACTGACTCCTCTTGGTTTCTTGTGTTGCCACTGGTGTACGGTTGATCAACTAGACGAGATTGAAGCAGAAGGAATACAGCAGTCCACTTTGGAACAGGTGATTGCTGACAGCGTTCACAACATAAACACCCACCTTTCGTACAAAGCGGAACTCAAGTAATGGCACTACAGATCACAGGCAGCGGGAAACCTATATTCACGGATATAGATCCCACACTCACAAAGAATCCCAAGACGGGTGATCTTCTCACCCTGAAGGACGATTTGGCTGTGCGTACCTCGGTGCGAAATCTACTGTCCACGGCTTTTGGTGAGCGGCTGTTTCAGCCCACCATTGGTGGATCGCTGCGCGCTCTGCTGTTTGAACCCATTGATGCCATCACCACAATGGAGATTCGTGATCGAATTCTGTATACCATCAGCAACCACGAGCCTCGCGTTGGTCAGGTACTGGTTGATGTGGTGGCAAGTCCAGACGAAAACTACTACACGGTTGTTGTGGAATACGCCATACAAACCGTTGGCAAGAGAGATAGAATCTCGGTTGTCCTAGAAAGGGTGCGCTGATGTCGAATTCAAATAGTTTCAACATTGTGGGTCTGGACTTTGACGAAGCAAAGGCTTCGCTACAGACCTTCTTGCAGTCGCAGGACACCCTGAAGGACTACAACTTTGACGGCTCGGTTCTCAGCACCGTGTTGGATGTACTGGCGTACAACACCCACTATCAGGCTTTCCACACAAACATGGTTGCCAACGAGATGTTCTTGGACAGCGCAGTTCTGCGTCCATCCGTTGTTTCTCATGCTAAAGCATTGGGCTATGTACCTTCTTCCCGCCGCGCTGCAAAGGCAGTGCTGACTGTTAAGGCTGCTGGCTCAACCGAAACCACCTATCTGTCTCGGGGCACAGAGTTCACAGGAGTTAATTCCGCAGGTGGGCAGTACCGTTTTATCCTGCTTGACACGGTTTACGCAAATATAACCGATGCAGCGGATCCAAAGTTTTCATCTATTGAAGTATACGAAGGCACTCTGCGCCGCATGAGTTATGTGTACGATCCCACAAAGAAGACGGGATCGGTTCTGCTTATTCCCAACGACAAGATCGACACAAGCACAATCAAGGTGCGTGTCAAGGCATCCGCTGCGGACAACACAGGCATTGAAAATGTTTGGACATACGCGGATTCGTATATTGATTTGACACCGACTTCCAAAGTGTATTTCTTGCAAGAGCGCGAAACAGGAATGTACGAACTGTTTTTTGGAGACAACTTCTTGGGATTGCAGCCTGCTGCTGGCAGCGTGGTGATTGTTGAGTATTTGGAAACGAATGCAGACGAAGCCAATGGGATTGCTACATTCAGCAGCACGGTGTCTGGTCTTGGAGCCATTACTGTTGACACCTCTGCGGCGGGTGGTGCGCGGGAAGAAAGTGTTTCTCGTATCAAGTTCTTGGCTCCCCGTTTCTACAAGTCACAGAATCGCGCTGTAACGGGAGACGATTATACTTCCGCAGTGGTCAAAGAATATCCCAATGCTGATTCTGTGTATGTGTACGGCGGGGAAACCGTGGTTCCTCCGCAGTATGGAAAGGTGTTTATTGCAGTGAAACCCAAGTCGGGATCTGCTCTCACCACGGATGAAAAACTCAGTCTTGCGCGTTCCCTGCGCGAGAACCGTTCTGTGGTTACAGTTACGCCTGAAATCGTAGATCCTGATTACATTGATCTTGTGATTGATTCGATTGTTACCTACGATCCTGCTCTGACAACCATCGGCACGGGAACACTAAAGGCACTTCTTGTGGCGTATGCTTTCACCTATTCAGGAAGTGTGCTTGAGACTTTCGGGTCTAATTTCTACCTGTCCAAACTCTCACAGGGTATGAACGCAATCAACTCCAGCATTTTGGGCAATCAGACCACCATTCGTCTCCGCAAAACCATCAACTTGAGCAAACTTGTTGCGTCCAAGGGTTTTGCAATTGATTTCAAGAATCCCCTGTACCATCCACACGATGGTCACTCCACCATCATGGGGTCTACCATTATCTCGCACCGCAACACTGATGGCGTGATCGTAGACAATGTGTACGCGGTGGATGACGGCTACGGCAAGATCAACTTGGTGACCACGGACTCCACTGGAACGCAGAGTCTTGTGTATCCGAATATTGGAGTGGTGGATTACGCCAACGGCACGATAAAGTTCAACACCGCATTTGCCCCCACTTCTTCTACTGTTCTGTTTACCGTCACTGTGCAGCCGCAGAACACCGATATCTTTGTGTTTGAGAACAAGATTCTTCGTGTAAGCAGAGGATACCCTGATTCTGTACGCATCTCGTTGCAGTCGCAGACATCCCGCAAGCAAAATCTGAAGGGATAAGATGGCTGCAATCAACAACATTGTCCTGAACACAGAAGCAGAAGCACTAGAGCATCTGCTGTCTCCTTTCATCAAGGAGCAGTTTCCGCTGTTCATGCAGACTGACTATCCCAAACTCGTCCTGTTCATAAAGGCGTACTACGAGTGGATGGAGCAGGAAGGCAATGTGGGATACCTGACTTCCAAGATGGACACAATCTGGGATGTGGATCGCAATCTAGAGGAGTTCTACTCCCACTTCAAGAACACCTATTTGGATTCGTTTCCTGAACTGTTTGCGGTTAACGACAGCGGAAACAAGCCCAACAAAAAGACCCTGCTGAAAAAGATACGGGACTTCTACGGCAACAAGGGCACAGAGAGCG